GAGAGTGATTAGTTACCTCGGCAAGAGAACCCGAAAGTTTAAGGTATCTGCCATCAAAAAAGCCTATCCCTGGAGATGTATATTTTAAGTTTGCCATTTTTAGGTTAAGGCCACCTTATATACCTTTTGACTAGCTGTATCGGAAACGCAGTAAATTGCCGCACTCGCATCATTAAGTTCAATTTCCACCGCCGAGTCTGCCGTTAGTTCTCCATAAGCGTTAGCCCCAGTGTTATCTACTGTTGAGGGACCAAACCAAATTAAACCCGTGTTGGTTGAAGCCGCCTTTAATGCAATTACTCTTGTCGTACCAGTAAAAGTCATTTCTACCGCATCTGCGCCTACCGTAACAGGTGCACCAGTTATAGCGACAGGTGGAGTCAATGTAATTACTTGTTCTGGGTCAACGACAACACGAGTAGCTGTATTGCCCTCGCTATCTTCTACAAACTTCTGCCTTTCCCTATCAATTGTAATTTGTGGTAATGCCATTATCTCATCATTCCATGCTGTTGCATCTCACCAGCTACATGAGTTGCAAAAATTTGTTGAACCTCTGGTGGTGCAGAGGCATACATATCCGTTTTAGTGAAGTCAGAATGGGTCTGCGTATGCACAATATCCGCGCCCTCCGTGGGTGGAATTTGTTCCCCATTCATCATTCCCATATTTTCCTTATCTGCTAAAGCTATCATCTTTTGTGGGTCTGTTGCCCCTTGAGATTGCTGACCTCCTTCACCTTGAGCGTGACCCGCGATAGCCAAATCCATCTGTCCCTGCTCAAGTCTTTGTCCTCTTGCTTTTTCTGACAACTCCTCAACATTCGGAAATTCAAATTGTCTTAAAATCTCCTCTGCTGGCAAGACCCCCATTTCTCCCAACTTCATCATGGTCTCTCTTTTTGCTTCCAGTGTATGTCCGAGCCACGAACCTATTTTTACAATCACCTCGTTATCCTCCGTGATTATTGTCGTCCCCTCCGGCTTCTGCTTGGAACCCTGACCAATTACCTTTAGATACTCCTGTCCTTCTTCTGGTTCGGCAATCTTGGCAATCCTTGAAACCTGATATCTCTTGGCTACAACATCTAGCACCCTTTCGCCCACAACCGACAAGAACGATTCTAACGAGGCGGTAAGACCCGTTAAGTTGTTGGAATCAGCGGCCTGAATTGCCTCTAAAGTATCCCCACTCCTAGCACCTGCTGGCATTCTACCCAATGCAGCATCGTGAGCCCCTAAAGCATCTTCCAAATAAGCATTAAGTTCGTTAGTAATAGCATCAAACCCAGCAGGTAAAGGATTTATGGTCATTTGTTGCCAAGTCCCGCCTTTATTTATTTCCGTTATCTCACCAGTTTCGTTGGAAACCAATCCCGCCCCATGACCCTTTTCAGCGATAATCCTATAAACCAACGCCTGGTTAACATACATAATCTTTTGAGAAACTGTCCTATCTATGGCCTTATTTATAGGAACAGCATCAGAAACCCATGCCCTCTGATAAACCTTCAGAGAGTTCATTTGAATTTGATAAATATAAACTGGATATTCCGTGTCCTCCAAATCTTCTTCCCGCAGAACCTGACTTCCACAATAAGTAAAAAGTTTGATTCTTCCGCCTTTCTCGTTCTTTTCGTCATCCCACAAAATAAATTCTTTAACTGTCGCCGTTTTAATCTTGGCTTCGTCCTCTGAGCCCATTTCTTTTCTTAGAATCTTGGCTTTCAAGCGGGAAACGGACAAATCCTCGTCTGGTTGGACTTCCTTTCTAGCTTTCTCGTCGTATCTTTTATCCGCTTTAACCTCCGCCACCGACTTTACAGGGGTTTTAGCAAGGAATCTTGAAACAAGTCTGCCCGCGTACAGATAAGCCCTTCTATCCCACCACACATCAAACGGGTCGTGCTGTCTTACTCGGACCTGCCCAATACCGCCTTCGGCATCCTCGTCCCAATCCACTTCAACAATTCCCACAGAGGTTGAAAGCCCCGTATCAACAACGCCAAAAACCATCTGTTCCAAATGCAATCTACGATACAAATAGTCCATCACTTTGCCTATTTTCCTAGCATTTTTCACGGTCTCTTCGTCCGTATCGCCCGGAATTACCTCCCATTTAGGTTGAGTTCTTGTTACATAGTTCTGAATGGCCCTTTTAGTGGAACGAATCTTGTTTATGACCATTCTGACTTCTCCCTTTTTCTTGGGAGGATTCACCTCAAGAGTATTTGTAACGGTATTTACCGACATATAATGGTTACCTTTTTCAAACTGGTAATTTTGATACCATTCAAGGTCGTAGGATTCACGGGATTCTTTTACATCCTTTAGGAGAGACTCGCAGTAAGCTATTTTTTGTTCATTATCTAAACTATCCCAATTTTTATCGTCAACGATAATCACTTTTCCTCGGCTTTCAAAACTTTCTCAATTCCAGCCTCCTCAATAGTCATATAAGGGTCTTCTTCCTCTTTTGGTGAGTCTTTAGGGGTTTCTTCCGTTGCGGATTTATAATCCGTAAGGTCTTTAGCCATAAACTTGAGTTGCAACCGTTCCCGTTCAGTCCTATTTTGTATATCAGAGTAGACCAGAAAAGCAAATTGAAGTCCTATAATTATAATCAGGAATAATTCCATAACATTATTATACCGCATCTGTTTACAAACAAAAACCCTCGTATATTACAACGAGGGTTGTTTGTAGTCCACCTGCCTTAATGGTAGACTCCGTAAGTGCAAACGCAGCAATTATACAACAGAAAGCAAAAAAGTCAAGTAGACGCCATTTTGGGCGTCTTTTTTGTGCTTGAAAGTCTTGAAAACTAGGTTTTGCCGTTTTTAAATTTGGCTCAATAATTTATAAATGCTTCTGAAAAAGGAAGGAAAATAGAGATAGTAGGAGTGGATAAAATCCTTAAAAATCCGTAAGTGCCTTAGGCATTAACATAATCGGCTGGGGAATAGAGATAGAACTGTGGAATAACGACAACGGTTGAACTACCACAATGGTCGGGGGATTTTTTCTTACAAGAGTAGTCGATAGGGGTGTGTCAAATTAAAGTCCAAACT